ACAACATCCTTTCATGACAATCTCATTTGTAATTGCAGCTTTGATGTGCGGATGTTCAACATTTGCCTTTCAAGAGAAAGCATATTTAGACTTTGTTAAACGTTTAGATGCTCACTCCAAATTGGTGACTGCAGCCTCGCGCCTATCAGAACAATTTGGAAATGTTTTCCACATGATCCTCACACATTTTGGAATCGATTTTTGTGGATTTGGTGAAGGTGAAAGTGTACCAAATGATGTCAAGGAACTTATCTCAACACTAGAAACTTTTGATATGTCAAAAAGAGCCGAAATGATGAATAAACCAGAAATTTCGGTTGAAGTTGAAAATATGTATAATAAATACATGACTATGAGAATTGCATATCGAACAAATCGATCTATAGTAACTATTCTAGACAAAATACAAGCACCAATTGTTAACCTTTACCAACGTGCATGTAATTTGCATGGAGCGTCACTTAAAAACCGAATTGAACCTGTTGTACTTATGTTAACAGGGGGCTCTGGAGTTGGCAAATCATCAATCCTGTACCATATTGGTTCAGCAGTATTGGCACATGCTAAGAAGATTACACCAGAAATGACCAATGCTCAAATTCAAGAAGCAATTGACAACTGTCTCTACGCCCGTATGCACGAGCAAGAATATTGGGACAGATATCAAGATCAAGTGGTAACTCTGATTGATGACTTTGGACAGGTCCGCGACACAACATCAAATCCTAATGTTGAATTCATGGAATTGATTCGCATGAGCAATCCTTTTCCTTATCCACTGCATATGGCTGACATTGAATCAAAGAAGACAGCTACTTTTACATCAAAATGTGTGGTTGCAACAACAAATTTAACTATGTTGAAACCAACATCACTTGTATCACAAGAAGCTGTGTGTCGAAGAGTCGATATGCCATTCAGTGTATCCTTGAAAGCAGAGTATGCGGATCAGTTTGGACGATTGCGACCAGAATTCAAGCAAGGTACTATCAATGTAGACGTTTATGAATTTCGAACATGGAACCCCATGACAGGTCAAATTGGTGAAGAAGTGATTAGTTTCAAGGAATTGATGCGCAAGCTATTATCAAGACTGCAAGAAAAGAAGGAAAAATATTCCAAGCAGAAACAAGGCCTTGCTGATTTTGCACGACAGATGATGGCTGAAGCCGCACAAGTTGAAGGTTGGTTTAAATGGCCTACTGTAACCCTTGAAGTCTATCCTGTATATACTCATGAGATTTGTGATAGAATGGAGGAACGATATGTTTCTACAGTATATACAAATCCTGATATGAATGAATTTGACGAATTGTGGGCTGTTCTCAGAGAAGACAATGACTTTGATGAGACTATGCGACTTTTTGTACAACAAACCTCACAAATGGAACTTATGGAAGATAAGATGACATGCTATGAAATTTGTTCATCAGTGTATACCTGGATGAAAGAACAAGAAGAAAAATATCATGTATTTGATAGTATGATGGTTATGCTCAGCTTGTTTTTACTTGGCACATCTGTTTATAATTTGTATAAGACATTCTCTCAAGATGACGAAACATGGGAAGTTGAATCAGGCAAATCACGACAGAATAAAGGACAAGTTAAGATTGAATCAGGAAAATCACGAATGAACAAAGGTCAAGTTATTATTGAATCAGGTAAGTCTAGACAGATGAAAGGACACCCCCACATTGAATCAGGTAGGACAAGAATTTCAAAAGCACAAATGAAATTGGAATATGGTCCTCAAGAAATTGATACAACTGTTGAGGGATGGTTCACAGATGACACAACGTCAACTCGTATTAAGTGGAATAGTCTTTTGATTAAAGCCATGAATCATGCACAAGCGAATGGTCTACAAGATGAGGAATATGTAGAATTTTTACGAGATTCGATTCCATCATGGAATGTGTTTAAAACAATGTCCGAGGAAGAGATCAGCAATATTGATATTACAAAACGAATGTTTTGTAACCAATATGAAGGATGGGTTTCAACAAATGCTTCTGATCTTAATCTCAAATTGCGATCAAACATGGGGAAAATCTTATGGTTGAATGAAGCAGGAGAAATTATTAATGGTGCATCACCTATTCGTATTTTCTTTCCTGTTGGACGAACGTTTATTATAAACGCTCATTATGTTCGATTGATTGATCGTATGCAAGAGAAACAACCATTGTTTAAAATTCGTATTTGTTCCTCATTCTCAGACACTGGTATTGATTATTTCTGGAAAGATCTACAACCATTCGTAAAAGACTATTTGCGTGCCGGACAAATGACAGATTTGTGCTGCATACAACTTGATAAGAAATGCATGAGATATCCAGACTTGCGAAAACACATTATGGAACGATCGTATCTTTCAAATCTTGTTGGAACACGTGTTGTATCTACTGTGGCAGATTGTGCGAATAAAACATTTGAAACAAAATTTGGCATGGTTGAAAATCTAACACTCCAAGAAACTGTTGATACAGATGGTTCACGTTTTACTTGCCAATCAGCAACAACAAATATTGGATCACGAGAAGGTGATTGTGGAAGTGTTTATATCATGGATAGTTTAACTAGTGCTCGACGTATCTGTGGTGTCCACTTTGCAGGTTGTGCTGGAAAGGCTTGTTTTATCCCATTAGTTTATGAAGATCTCGTGGATATTGTGGATGAAGAGGAACAACCCCTACCAACTTTTGTACCTTCTGATACAACACCAGCGGCTATTGTTCAAGGAAATTGTGTTTCACTTGGAGATATTCTTGATCCTCCCCACCCAAACGTGAGAACCAAAATTCACTCAACTCGTATTATTAACAGAGTATATCCTACTGAAATGGCACCTGCAAAATTAATGCATCCTGAGAAGGAAGATGGACCTATGTTCAAAGGTATCCAGAAACAATTCAAGAATGTGCCAACACTTGATGCTGATATTCTGAAAAGAAGTGTCCTATCGTATAAACAACAATTAGCTAAATCAAAATGTAACTTTTCAAACATGAAAGTATTAAATTTTGATGAGGCCGTTAAAGGAACTGATTCGGAATATATCAAAGGCATAAATCGAGTGACATCAGCTGGCTATCCGTGGTGCCATGAGAAATCAAAAGGTAAGACATTATGGTTTGGAAGTCTTGAGTGGGATCTTCATGGCAAGAAAGCACAACAAGTCCGGAAAGTGGTTACTAAACAAGTTGAAGCTATGAAACATGGATTTGTACAACCGTATATTTTTGTCGACACATTGAAAGATGAAACATTGCCTAAGATGAAGGTTGAGATTGGAAAAACACGTGTTTTTGCTGCCGCTCCAATGGATTTTGTTATTGCATTTCGTATGTACTTTATTTCGTTCATCGCATTTCTTATGGAAAAGCGTATTGACACTGAAAGTGCTGTCGGAATTCGATGTCAATCTTTGGAGTGGGATAAATTGGCAAAACATTTGTTAAAGTATGGTGATCATCATGTTGCTGGAGACTTCAGTAATTATGATGGTACTTTACATCCTGATATTCTTTGGAAGATCTTGGATGTGATTGAAGATTATTATCGTCAAGCACCATCATATTCTGAAGAAGATACTATCGTCCGCAAATGTTTATGGGAAAGTGTTGTAAATTCTTATCACATCTGTGGAAAAAGATTGTACAAACTTAATCATTCACAACCATCTGGAAATCCTGCCACAGCTATCCTCAACAGTATGTACAACTCAATTGCTTGCCGTGTAACCTTCTATACAGAAAGACCAGGAAAGGAAGAATTCAATGATTGCGTTTCGATGATTGCGTATGGTGACGATAATCTATTAAATATCTCATCGCGAGTATCATCATGGTTTAATCAAGAATCTATGACACGTGCTTTTGCAACATTTGGTATGATTTATACTGATGAAGAAAAGACTGGAACGATGACTGGATTCAAAACATTGGACAAGTGTTTCTTTTTGAAACGTGGATTTGCATTTGATGCAGAAAATCGCATCTGGATGTCACCACTTAAACTTCCATCCATCTTGGAGTGTTTCAATTGGATTCATGGTACTACCTTCGAGGAACATGTCATTGAACAAAATGCTCGAGCTGCCTTCGCAGAATTAGCACTACATGATGAGGAAACATTTGAAAAATATGTTCGGAAAATCAAAATGGTTTGTGCCCAAGAATATGGACTCACGCTTGTAAGTCAGGAATATCAAGACTATCGTTTGATGGTGCGTGATAACACACTCCTGACAAACCTGCCAGAGCTCAATTGGGCATAAATTTAAAACTCCGCCCGAAGGCATAAAACTACGAGTCAAATGAACCAATAGACTGTCCATTAAGTTGGTAAACCGAGTGCCTATTTAGGAATCCACACTCATGAGCAATCCTCTAAACAAGGTTGGTTCAATCCTACAAGCTATAGGCTGAGCGACATAGGATGTAAATAAAGCCTGCAAATAACACAAATACAAATACACACACAAACACAAACACACACTCACAAATTAATGACGCTGTAAATGAAGATGCTTTTGTTGGTTCTATTCTTGAAGTAAACCAAGATGTCACAGGATTTACTGAATTTGGTACAACCGAAAGGAACGTTTCAAATCAGGAATCCTTTAGCACTCCATTTGCTCCATCCATGCCTGACTCAGACATGAAACACATCACCGATATTTTGGCACGATACCATCGTTTTGGTGCATACAAACAGGAGACTCATTATATTAAGCCTCTTGCAGATATTATCAACGCGATGCCTACTCTTGACAAATTGCGTGGTTTCATGGGTTTCACTGGCACTTTCAACATCAAGTTAACTTGGAATACAGATCCAACTATGTTGGGCATGTTCCTTGTAGCTTATACTCCACCAGGAGTTGGAATTGCCACTGGATCAGGTGTTAGAGGTAAACAGACATTTTATTCTGGTTGCCCACACGTCATTATTAATATTGCAGAAACTACAAGTGCAACTTTGAGTATTCCCTACGTTGGTGAAGCTAACATCATCCCAATGTATCCAACTAAAGTTCCTTTGGATCCTTCAGATAGGGCTTTTCTTGGAAATATTCATATTATTCCAATTGTAGCACTTGCTTCTGCAATATCCCCAAATGCTATCAATATGTCTTTGTTCATTAATATCGAAAATCTCAAGACGTATGCTGTTCAACCACGAGTTGCTCATGTCCAAGCATCAGCTGCCCTAGCAGGTATTGTTGAAGCTGCCAAGAAAAGTAAAATTGTTTCAAGTGGTTTTGGTTCCATATCAAAATACTTAAACTCAAACAATGATAAGTCTTTTATTGGTGGTCTTTCACGAGCTGGTGGTTGGGCTTTTGGTGCGGCTTCCAAAATATCGGATTTGCTTGGTTGGTCAAAGCCATTAGATATTACAAATCTAACTGGTGTAGTTCAATTGCCCTACAGAGACTTGTATACTTGTGATACAACTTTTGTTGGTGCAAAAACGACTCAAAATTTTGACCAAGGTATTTCAGATTTAGATTTGAGTGGAAGATCAGTTGATGAGATGACCATTGCTGCGTTGCTAGATAGACCTAACATTATTCCTAATGTTGATGATATCACAGAACCTACAGTTGGTCATATTGCATTGGAAAAGTCTTATCCAGAAGGTACTCTGATTGGTTCTATTCCCATCAATCCGTCTTCATATTTTGACTTTGCATCAGATAGCACACATGAATACACAACAAACACACAGATGTCATATGTCGCCAAACTTTTTGAATTTTGGAGAGGAGCAATCCGTATATATGTTCGACCTGTGTGTACGAAATTCCACTCAGCGCGTCTCCGTGTCGTGTTCATTCCAGGAGAAAAGATTCTGGACTCAGCACAGATTATTAACACCATGCAGTATACTTATGCTCATGTTGTTGATATCCGTGATGCAAACACCTACGATATTGAAGTTCCTTTTGTTCATCAATATCCATGGGCACGAACATTAGACAACCCGATTGGATATCTCTATTTCTATGTGGAAAATCCCTTAATTGCACCGGAAAATGTTAGCGATACAATCTACTTTCCTCTTTTCGTTGCTGCTGGATCAGATTTTGAGTTTTCAGTACCATGTATTAAACATGTTGGTACTCCATCTCCAAATCTCCAGCTTGCACACGTTGAGAGTTCAGGTCAGTTGGC